AAGAAAGAGCTGTACACGAATGCAGAGCACCCCTGGGTGGTTCGCTGTGGCCGCCTGAACAATTGCGGTGAAACCAGACACGTCAAAGACCTGTACCCGGATCTGTTTGATAACTGGTCTGAGCGTTACAAGCCCACGCCAGAAAAGCCAAACCCGAACGCTGCCGCTGATGCGTATATGCAGCATGGCCGGGGCTTTGCACTGGCGAAGGTCCAGGGCATGTATACGCAAGAGTATTACTTTGATCAGGAATTGAAGATAGGCAGCGGCACCGTGCGCTTTCCGTTTGCGAATGGCTATTGGGAAAGGATCATCGACCAGCCTTACCGATTCGGCAAGAAAAAGGCGCATTTCAAGTTTGGTACCAAATACCTGGGCCTGTGGTGGAAGCCTGACCCTGTTGTCATTCAAGACAAGAAGGAAATATGGATCGTTGAAGGCGTTTTTGATGCCCTGGCGCTGATGCACCATGGTATCCCGGCTGTTGCCCTGGGCAGTTGCAATAACTACCCTGACGAGGCCTTGCGCAACCTGGCCGCCTCGCGTGGCAACATGGATTGCCGCCTTGTTTGGGCGCTGGACGGTGACAATGCCGGGCGCAGCTATACCAGGAAGCACGTAGAAAAAGCCAGGGCCGCAGGCTGGGAATGCGTGGCAGCGCAGATACCACAGAACGGCAAGAATAAGCTGGACTGGAACGATGCCCACCAACGTGAAGCACTAACTGAGAAGGACATAGAGGAATACCGCTATCACGGTGACTTGCTGCTTGCCCGTACCCCGTCTGAAAAAGCCTTGCTGATCTACAAGCATGAAGGCGACCAAACAGAATTCTATTTTGATTTTGGTAACCGTCTGTTTTGGTTTCGCCTCGATCTGGAGCGTTACAACAAGGCCAGAGAGCAGCAAGACAACAGCGAAGAGGCAAAAAGCCTGTCTGAGTATGCATTGCGCGACCAGGCGCTGGCGACATCGAGCACGGTGCGGCAAATTGCCAATTGCCTGCCCAGGGCGCTGTATTTTCAAGAAAATTTGATTACGAACGAGAGCTGGTATTACTTCCGTGTGTCATTCCCACACGATGGCAAACCGGTTAAAAATACATTCACAGCGGCCCAGATTTCAAGCTCTGCGGAGTTTAAAAAGCGCCTGCTGGGTATGGCCGCTGGTGCCATGTTTAGCGGCAGCAGCCAGCAGCTTGACCGTATTCTTGCTGACCAGCTCTACAACATCAAGCGCGTGGATACCGTGGACTATATCGGTTATAGCCTGGAACACGGCTGCTATGTGCTGGGTGATGTTGCTATCAAAGATGGCGTCATCAATGAAGTGAACAGCGAGGATTTTTTTGATATCGGCAAACTGTCTATCAAGTCGCTGAATAAGTCTGTTCACTTAACTATCAACAGGGATAGAAACGATTACCGGCAAGAGTGGGTTCAACTGATCTGGACCGCGTTTGGCGTTAAAGGTCTTGCTGCATTGACTTTCTGGCTTGGCTCTCTCTTTGCAGAACAAATCCGTGCGACACAAGCAAATTTCCCTTTTTTGGAGGTGGTTGGCGAAGCTGGAGCCGGTAAATCTACCTTGATTGAATTTTTGTGGAAGCTGTTCGGCCGCAACGGTTATGAAGGTTTTGACCCCAGCAAATCCAGCCTGGCCGCCCGCGCCCGGAATTTTAGCCAAGTCTCTTGCATGCCGGTGGTGCTCATTGAGTCCGACAGGGAGCGCATGGGCGAGGATAAGTCACACGTTAAGTCTTTTGATTGGGACGAGCTGAAAACGGCCTACAACGGCCGCAGCCCACGCGCTAGGGGTATGGCAACTGGTGGCAATGAAACCTATGAGCCGCCTTTCCGTGGCGCTATCGTGATTTCTCAAAATGCGCCAGTCAATGCGTCTGAAGCCATTTTGTCCCGGATCGTGCATTTGTATTTTGATCGTTCGACCCAGACGCCAGAATCAGGCGAAGCAGCCGACCAGCTCAAATTCATGTCTGTAGAAAACGTTTCTGGTTTCATTCTGGCAGCTACCAGGCGTGAAAAAGCCGTGATGGAAATCATGAAAACAAAGACGCCGGAATACTTGAAAGAATTGCGCCGTAACCCTGCAGTCAAGATGCCGCGCCTGGTAGAAACGCATTCACAAATGCTTGCACTTGCTGATGCTCTTTCAATGCTGGTGAAGCTGCCAGATTATCAGCACGAGGCATTAAAGAATCAATTCAGGCTCATGGCGGCCGAGCGTCAGCAAGTCATCAACAATGACCACATTCTGGTGCAGGAATTCTGGGAGGCCTTCGATTATCTTGATAACGGCCCTATGTCAATCCTTAATCATTCCCGCGACCCAGAATTGATTGCAGTCAATCTAAACCACTTCCTGCAGGTGGCAACAGAGAAGCGCCAGCAAGTGCCGCCATTGCGTGACCTTAAAAAGGTACTGAAGACCAGCGCAAGACGCAAGTTTGTAGAAGCTAACAAGCCGGTCTGCAGTGTTTTGCGAAACACACAATCACCGATCGCTACCCCAGCAGCAACCGTTAGATGCTGGATGTTCCAGCGTGAAAAATAATCAAAGAAAGGACTGAACAAATGAGCTTTCGAGTCAAGATAAAAACAGAGTTGGACGAGTTCCAATACTTCACCATCGCCCAGGAGGCCGGTGCAGTGTTTGACGCGGCCTACGACTATTTTGGTGCCTGTGGCGTCACCGTTATGCCCTGCAGAGGTGGTAAATGATCGTTGCCAAACATCGCATTTTGCAGGTCTATGCCATCACTTACGCCCCAGGCAAGGCAAATGCTACGCGCTGCAGGGAAGTTTCTGAAAAGCTGGGAATCGATATTGAAACAGTGGCCGCAATCGTGGCCGAGAACGTGGGGAATGTATGACATGGCTCTATCTACCATCGAATTATTTGCAGGCGTCGGCATGCTTGGAGAAAGCGTCGCAGCCGGACTTGCGTACATGGGCATGCAACATCGCCCCGTTTGCTACGTTGAACGGGAAGCATACGCGGCCAGCGTCCTGGTTGCGCGCATGCAAGAAGGATCGCTGGCCCAGGCACCTGTCTGGTCCGACATTACCACCTTCAACGCAGGCCAGTTTGCTGGAAAAGTGGACGGCATCCTTGCCGGGTTCCCATGCCAGGACTTATCTATTGCAGGCGCAAGAGAAGGTCTTGACGGCGACAGAAGCGGACTGTTTTTTGAAATCCCCAAAATTGCAGATGCTTGCGGTGCGTGGTTCCTCTTTCTGGAGAACGTCGCAGCTATCGCTTCTGCCACCGCCACCGTTGTGGACAAAGAAGAAGGTGAGCTTGAAGAACGGGCGGCCGCCAGAGTCCTGGGGGAACTGGCCGACTGCGGGTGGGATGCGGAGTGGATCACTCTTTCAGCGTCAGATGTGGGTGCCAGCCACGGCCGCGCAAGATGGTTTTGCTTTGCCTGGCGACAATTGGTCAACGCCTCAAGCGCGGGACTGCAAGAATCCAGACCTGGCAACAAGCGGGAACTATCAACGCAAGTTGAATGTGGGTTACACAATCGACCTGAACTCGCAGGCGGCGAATTGGGCAACACCGGATTGCAACCGCTCTTCGTACAGCAACGGAAAATTCGGGCCAAATCTCAGGCAACAGACGAGTCAATGGCCGACACCCAAAGCAAGCGAAATGAACCGCAGTGTGTGCGCGGCAGAAGCCGCAAGAAACAGCCCGGCATTGATACAGGTAGCGTCAACATGGCCTACCCCAACTGGAAGGGACCACAGATCAGCGAACAGCCTGGAGAGCCAGCAAAAAAGGAATGCGGGGACGCGACGTGGTCAACAATTACCCAATTTCGTGAAGCATTCATGGCCGACACCCACAGCGCAAGATTCCGAGAACTCTGGCTCTGCGAAAGCTGGTCATCTGACCCTGTACCGCGCCACTTTGAATTATTTGCACCAGGGCCAGCGGACGACAGATGGGGAGAAATCCTTGAAAGAAGACCAGAACTCGCGCCGGCACTTGAATCCACTTTTTGCGACCTGGTTAATGGGTTGGCCTATCACATGGACGATAGC